CTATCCTTTGTTACGTGTAGTTTATAGCGTTTTAAAAGGTCTATTCCTGCTAGTACAGAATTAGCACCCTTATATGACTTCATTATCTTGTGTCCGTATCTTCTAAGCTGTTCTATTATTTCAGGTCTTGCACTATCTGCATAAGTCATTCCTAATACCCCCACACCTTTTATATATTGGTGTATATCCTCTGTGGTCATCTTTGACCTATATAGATGTTCTTTAAAGTATAGGTTGTGGTCTTTCTTGTATGTTGCTATAAACGTAGTAGGGTCATTAAATCCAAAGTCCATACCGTAGGCTACAAGCTGTGCATCTTCGGGTATGCTGTCTATCTCTGTGTACTTGAATATAGTTGCTTTGCTTATTGCTCTTTGCCCTAGTCCATAGATGCGCCAATAGGTTTCGTCTGTTTGTTTAAGTAGTTCTATCTCTGCTCTTATGCTTTCATCTAAGAACGGATTGTCTAGGTAAGTAGTGTTGTGTATCTCTACATCCTCTCTTTGCTCTAGTTTTTCCCATATCCAATGATATTCGTCTGATGGGTTTAAGTCTCCTACTATTTTGTCTGTTGTTCTGAATACTAATTGCTGCCAATCTTCAAAGTCTAGTTCATTCATTTCATTAGCAAAGAGTAAATCTCTTTTACGCCCTCTTACCTTTTGTGGCTGGTCTAATGATATAAACTCTATAAGGTTGCTATCTAATCTATACTCGTGGTTACTCTTGTTGTGGTGCTGCTCATCGTATAAGTCCATACGTTTGAGTATCTCTAGGAAGTCTCGCATCACAGTAGCCCTAACAGCAGGAAAGGTCTTACGACAAATAGTAATTGTTTTGTTCTCGTTGTGTTGGCAATAGTATAGTATTATCCATAGCAGTATGTTATATGTCTTACCGCTTCTTGTACCACCTACCTCTAGGGTTATCTTCCTGTTAGAGTTGGTTAGATGGTTGTATACTTTATTTACTTGTATTGTGGTCAATCACTTCTACCTTAAAACTCTTTTGTTTTGTATCGTGCTTTATCTCACGTTTAGTACCATTCAATCTATGTGCTTCATCATCATCACTAATCAACTTCATTAGTCCTATTTGTAATGTAGCGTTATCGCTTTCGTACCATTTCTTACGCATCTTAACCTTCATATCAGAACGGTTTTTATTCAATGCGCTTTTTATATCGTCTAATTGTTCTAATTTATGATTATAGAACGTAGCCTTTGAGAAAGGTGCATAAGCAAATATATCTCCAATGAATAGCAAGTTGTGTTCTTCTATTGCCTTTAAGGATATTTCTTTTATTTCTTCTGTATTATACATATAAGTATAACGTAATTAGTTTAGTTTTTTAAAACACTTTTATAAATGATTGTGGTTTATATAATATTCGCAACCATTATTTACTATTGGTGGTTCTAAAAAATAAGATTGGTATTCTTCATTAGGTGTGGCTGTGTATCTGTGGCAAGTAAATTTACATTCACACCCTTTACCGCTACACATTGTTATATCCGCCATAGTATTCTATTAAAAATTACTTTAAGGAAAGGATTTTGTTATTAGCTTATAAATAAACCTAGTTACGAATATCAAGTATATAATACCTGTGATTGGGTTATCTATTACTTTAGCTATTGATTGTATAGTCTCTGTATATCCAAACACCATAACCATCCATAACCCTAATGCAAATGTAATTAACAGGTGTGTAATCTTAGCAAATACAAATGCTAGTAGTCCTGCCCAAAATCCTTTCTTTAGTCCTTTACTCATATCTTCTATCTTTTTATCTATTACTTTTATTTGTTCATCTTTAATTATCATACCTAAGATGCTTGGTATATGGTTGTTTGTTGGTTTCTAGGTTGTATGCTGTTACTCTGTAATACTTTTATATCGTTTCCTAGTTCTTCTTTTATTACTGAAAAGCTGTTTTGTAACTCTAGTATAGTTTCCCTTAGGTCTATTAGGTCTTTTCTTATCTTGTTGTTTTCAAGCATAAGTTCTTCTATACTGTCATCAGAAGCCATACCCTGATACAATCTTAATATCTTGTCAAAGTCTGCTTTAAACTCTAAGTCATTATTGTAATCCCAATCAAAGTTATTTAGGGCGTGTAGTACTGTTGCGTGTGTTTGCACTAAAGACCTACCCATTGAAGCTAAACTTAGCTTAGTGTCTATGTATAGTATCTTGTAGTATATCTTTCTAGCATATACATATTTCCTGTTTCTAGTCTTATGTGTTATGTCAAGTCCTAGTTCCTGTTCTATTAGGTCTATTAGGTTGTTGCAAACCTTATGTGGCTTGGGTGTGTCTTTTAGTAAGTGTCCTTTGTATCGCATCTTTATAATAGTTTATTAGTTTCTCATTTTTGTTTTTGTACGCTCTCTCTAATTCTCCCTTAAAGTAGGTGTAGCTTTTTATTAATGTTAGTTTAGTCATAATTTAAAAGGTCTAATATAATCATTTCTTCTTTAACAGCTTGAAGTATCTCTAGCGCATCTTCATAGTCTCCTAATTTAATAGCCATCATAACAATTTCTATATCTGATATAAAGCCTTTCATAATGTGCCTCTTAATGTGTAACTGTCTAGGTCTGCATCTTCCATAAAGAACATCCTGTATCTGTCTATGGCTTCTAGTGTCTTACGTTCTCCTTCTAAATAGAAGTCCTCTGATGTATCGTATATCGCTATATCTAGTGTACCTTTGTCTAAGGCTATAAACTTAAACTCTGTATAAGGTATGTTAAATAATTGGCAATAAATGTACACCTGTATATCATAACCGTACTTTTTAGCTGAATATGGGAAGGCTCGTATGTCGGTTGTGGTTTTTAAATCTACTATGCCTGTGTTACTTAGCACATCTGCTTTACCTCTAAATGGTAACATATCAATAGTGCCAACAGCAGGTACTTCTGTTTTACAATCAGTAATAAGTTGCAAGGCTTGTTCGTTCTTAAAGAAAGCATCTATAAGTCTATCGTTCTCGCTACGTTCTTTTGCTGTAAAACATTCTCCGTACTCCTCAACAGCTTCTTTAAACTTTTTGGAATTTCTACTTTGTACGTCTATAAATTTTATCTCGCTGTATTTTTCAGGCTCTAGTATAGCTGTGTGAAACAAATGCCCTGCACGTAAAGCAGGAGAGGTTTCGTTCTTGCTGTACTTTGTAATGTAGTGATACTTTTTAGGGCTTGTTTGTAATAGTTTAATACTACTACTGCTTAGTGCGTGTTTACCTAAGTGTCCGTAATAAAAGCTGTCATCATCCATTTTAGATAACAATTCTTTTTCTTCCCACTTTTCTCCATTTAATAATGTAATCATAGTTTCTCTTTATATTGTTCTTTCTTGTAGTTTCTCGTATAGTTCTTTAAATACACTTGATGTCTCTAGTGCTTCGTCTCTTGCTTCTCGCATCTTATTTATTCTCAGTATAGCCTCTTGTAGTTGCATCTCTAAAGAATTAACATACATATACGAAGTGCTAAGATAGTTTGACATAATCTCTAACTGTTTATTATCAGGGTTCTTTTTAATAGAATTTAACACAACCTCTGACGCTGCTCCAAAATCTCCGTGAAACTTTAATTTAGATAGTTCCATCTCTGTATATTTTAGAACAAATTAACAAACGGTCATTGCCATTTTTAAAGTCCTTAATCATTGTAGGGTCAGCAATACATCTTTGTAAGAAGCTATTTATTTTCTCCTTCTTTTTCGGTGTTATCATTTTTTAATTGGTTTACAACTTGTTCTAATATCATATACAGCTTTACTACGTGCTGTTCTAGTTCCTGTATTCTTGCGGATTGACTTGCTCTTTTCTTATTCATTTTTTTCATCAAAGTAATCATTAGCAGATATGTACAATGGGTGTGTATCATCCATAGCGATATTATATGTAGTTCTTACGCCTACACCTCTAAAATACTCCACTTGTTGTTCCCAACTCATAGCGTTAAAATCTAAATTATTCATATATGTTTGTTATTATTGATTGTTTCTCTTGCAACAAATATACACTTTTATTTTGTTTCTTGGTGTTCCACATTGTAGTTTTAGGACAATACAGTTCCTCCTTCTTTAAATCCTTAAGGTCATTTAGCCAAAACAGATAATTCCCTTTAGGGTCATTGACAAAGTAAAACTTCTGTATATCGCTATCTAGCTTCATAAGATTGTTATACTTGCCTACCTCTAATATTTTGGTGTCGTAGTACTTATCTCTAAACTTCATCTCAATAACACACTTCAACCCTTTAGGGGTTATGCCCTGTGCGTCAAATGGTAAATTCGTTTCTCCTGTATGTACCAGCCTCCAACCATCAAGGTTAAGTGCATCTACGTATGCTTTCTCAAAACTATGTATTGTTTCTATCTTCATATACCTTGTGTATTTGGTTGCGCCAATTTTTAATGCGTTGTGCATTGCACTTGGTACATTTTGGTTCGTGATAAGGATGTGCAAAAATGTCAGCGTGTATTTCGCATATCATTTTATACTGTGTCTTTGTTAAACTGTAATCGTCTTTTACAGAAATATATTCAGCCCATATTTTTAACTGTTCGTCATTTAGATATCCTTTAGGCATACTAATTTATATTTATATTATTCCATTTATCTCTACGTTCATCACACTTACATTGAGGATATATCTTTTTGTAAATATATCGTATGCCTGTGTATTTGGTTATGTAATATACTAAATCTCCTAATCTCATAGCTTATTTATTTCTAAATGTTTTATATCATTGTATCTTACTTTTACTACCATATCTTTTTTACCCCATTTTTTTCTAGTATAAAACTTTAAGTAATCGTTTTTGTTTTCAGTAGTTTCAAATACATTTTCATTCACATATTTTAATAAATCTTTTCTTAAATAAATAGAAAAACAATCTAACTCAAAAATATGCATAGCAATATATTTAGCCTTACCCCGTAACCAACCTAAATTCCCGTTTACGTTTGTATGTTCAAGCCAAATAGTATTTATATGTCTATTTCCTTTTACATCAACACCATAACCATTAACATAGCAATCAATATGGTTATACCAATCATCTTTATTATCTGATTTGCTGTAATTTAATTTTTTTTCTAAAACTTTATTCTTAAACAATTCTTCAAATTTATTGCCATCAGAAGAACATATTTTATACCTTTCGCTTGTTACATTTAAAATATTTGTACTCACAACTTATCTTTTATCTTGCGTTTAACTTTCTGATAGGTATTGTAAAGGCTTCTATACTCTATGTTGGTTTCTCTAGATAGTGCAGATATATTGTTAGTGTCCTGTACAAGTTCAAATACTTTCTTGTCGTACCAATGTAACTCGTCTAGTGCTTCGTTTACTTTGTCAAATACTTCTTCAAAAATTTTATCATCTTCTAATTCTACCTTTGTTTTTTCTTCTATTAAGTGTTTTATGTAATCGTCTGTTAGGTCTACAACTTGTGTACGTTGCTCCTTACGACATAAATCTAAAAACATACTGCGAAGCACCTTATAAATATAATAGTCGTTTATATCGTCTTTATACGAAATATCAATGCCGTTTTGTATAAGGACTAAAAGTTTAAGATACATCTCTTGTACCAAGTCCTCTGATGTGTCAGGATTGCATCCCCAACTACGGCAGTAGCTTATCCATTTATTGTGTTTGCTTGTTAGTATGTCGGTTATGGTTTTCAAAATAGTCTTTGTTGGTTTTTGTGTTGTTCAATTCGTTTCATAGCAGCAGCGTAATAGTCAGGGTCTAATTCACAAGCTGTAAGGTCAAATCCTAAATTATGACAGGCTATTGCTATGCTTCCACTACCTAAATGAGTATCTAATATTTTATCACCTTCTTTAGCGTAATTCATTAAAAGCCATTCATAAAGTTTAACAGGTTTTTGTGTTGGGTGTATTCTTTTAGGGTCAATACTTCTTTGTTTATATATTTTTGCGGGCACTCTGCAATTAGTCCAAGCCTGTTCACATTGTGCAAAACTCGGCATCATTTGCATTTTATCCCAAATTATAAAGTACTCGCTTGTCGGCAAATTAAAGTTATTAGCACCCCAAACAATTTGATACTCGCTTATTCTAAAAAGTTCATCCCAATATTCGTCAAGCGGTTTAGTATTGTTCCAATTTTTATCCTTGTCACCACTTAAATATGTCAATGATTTAATTTTTTTACTATTACCGCCATCTTTTGCTTTAAACCGCTCTATTCCATAAGGAGGGTCAACAATAGCAAGGTCAAAGTAATTATCTTCATACCTTGCCATTAGTTCCATATTATCTTCGTTTGTAATAGTCATTGTTTTAAATCTTCTGAGTAAAGTAATTCATCACCAAGTTTTTTATCTAATGTTTTAATAGTTCTGTATATTTCTATGCTTTTTCTTTTTACTTCTTCTTTCTCTGCTTTAGAAGAATCTGTTCCAAGATGTGCATACAAACTGCAATCTATTTCTAAAAGTGTATTTATCTTTTTTTTATTACTCCAAGTTTTATAATTCATAAACTCTTGTATGTTTTCATATTTATATCTCATTGTTTTTGTTTTAAAATAATTCTGTTTGGTTTACATTTTGTTTTCTAACTATTCCTACTGCTGTTTCTAATATTGTTCTACCAGCTTCATAGTCTACTAAGTTTCTTGCTATTTTTCTTCTTGCTTGTTCGCCTTTGTATTTTCTAAAATCATAATTGTGAAATTTAGACCAAGCATCTATTTCATTTTTTATTCTTGACCAGTCAACACTTTTTCTTTCACCTAAATTATTAGGCAAGTTATAATTAGTCCAATATAAATGTCTGCCTCTTTTATTTGATGTTATTAGAGGCTCATAATATGGCACAACATTTTCTACACAATATTTACCTTTAAAAAACTGTTTTAAAAATATCACCTCTTGATATAGTTTCATATCTGGATAGCTTAATTTTATTTTATTAACATTAGATAAATTCATTCTACTATGTGTTGGACAAGGTGGACTACTCCAAATAAAATCAAACTCTTTGTAATGGTCTAATAAATACTGATGTGCATCTGCAACTATTACTTTGTCATTAGGAAACCTTTCTTGGTATAGTCTTGCACATTCAGGGTCTAACTCTACAGCAGTTACTTCTATATTTGTAACCTCATCCCACTTATAACGGTTACCACCTAAGCAAGCATATAAGTTTAATATCTTCATTGTTTTTGTTTTAATACGTTATTACCACCAATTGTAAAACCTAATCCACTATTGTAATCAAATCTTAATGGTTCTCCTAACATTGTAGGTTTACCACCAGTTTCTTTATCTTTTATTTTATATACGTGTACTTCTGTCATCATCCACAATTTATCGTGTGAAATCAGTCTATGTAAACAAATAAAATTATCTACTCTATTTGGAAACACTTGGCCACCTTCACAATCTGCTTTTCTTGGTGGTTGTATATGTCCATTCAATTGATGGTCTGGTGGATATACACGCCTTGCAGCTTCTGTTTGTGGATGCATTGCAATAAACATTGTTTTGCCTGTTTTGTTGCAGAACTCTCTAACATCATTACATACTTGATAATTACGTTCAAATTGTGAAATTCTTCTATCGTGGTTTATACCAGTGTATGGGTCAATAAAACAACCATCACAATCTTCAGCTTCAAATATCTTTAGTAGTTCTTTATGATTGTAAAGTTTTCTATTATCAATAAATTTAAAATACTTACTTATTTCATCGTGGTAAAATAAATACTCATTTAAATCTTTAATTGTTTCACCTGTCCACATTTGTATTATATCTCGCTTCAATTGTCCAGCGTTGTTTTCACCTGACCAGATGCACCACTTCTTACCGTGTATTTTACTTAGTGCAGTTAAGTACCATAATATAAAATTAGTTTTACCAACATTATCTAAGCCTAGAAACATATTGAAGTTACCATTCTTATAAAGAAAGTAATCATCTAATAAACAACCAATGCCAACACCTTTTTTAATTCTACCTTCTTTAAATGCTTTTAAATACGGTACTGTGGCTTTATCTTCTAATATCATTGGTCAAGAAGTTTTTGCACTTCATCATTTACTTTTAATAAATTATCATTTGCGTAATTATCTTTTCTTTTCTTTTCTTTTCTTAATGCTTGAGCCCTGCTTAAGCCACCCTTCTTTCCGTTGCTTACATTTCTCTTGTGTTCTACTAATCGTTGTTGGTATTGTTCATCTAACCATTTAATGCTAATAGTTTCTTCTTCTATCTTAAATAGTTCAGCATCTAATAATGCACTCCATTGTTTAGGTATTAGTGTTTTAATTTGTTTTCTAGAAACTTTACATTCTTTGCTTCAGTATTAGCAGCAAACTTT